CCGGTTTATATCGGTGGTGAAGCTATCGACTTTCGGATATTGTTTCAGAAGCTGGCATCCGAGGACCGGAAGGCGGACGATAAAACCGGCTGGACCGGGATAGTCTTTGAGGTGGCGGCTTCCGGTGTATTCGGTAATAAAAAGGAGGTGGACGATACGCCCTTCTGGGATGTATTGCTTTATCTGTATAAATGTAAATTTGAGTATTTGCACCAAAAACGTAACAAGAAATGAGAACGACAACAAGAACAAAAAACAAGATCAAGAAATTTGAAGGGTTACGCCTGAAAGCGTATGTATGTGCCGCGGGAGTATGTACGATCGGTTACGGTCATACGGCCGGTGTAAAACCGGGTGATGTTATCACCGAGGCCCAGGCCGATGCTTTCTTTGAATCGGATATCAGGGCGGTAGAAAACCAGGTAAACGCGCTTCCCCTTGATTTGGGACAGTACCAGTTTGACGCGGTAGTAAGCTTTTGCTTTAATGTAGGTATCGGAAAATTAAAGAAATCAACGCTTTATAAGAAGATCAGAGCAGATGCGTATGATTCATCCATACCGGCAGAGTTTAAAAAGTGGATATACGGAGGCGGTAAGATTCTTCCGGGGCTTGTTACCCGCCGTGAATGGGAGGCAAAACGTTATCAGGGATTGACAATATGATAGATATAAAGGTTTACCGTGAATACTGGGAAGGCGTGCAAAAACGTATTCCTGAAATAAAGAAGGTGCTACCCGTTACCATTGACGAGGAAATGAGTAAGACGATACAGGGGCTATCAAAAGAAGAATGTCCGGTGCTCTTTATTCTGATCCCGTCGGGAACGGGTGCCAGCCTTTCGGCTGATAATGTGAGGGAAAATAATTTATGCGTTATTTTCCTTATGAGCAAGTACGATCCCCAACGTAAAGGGGCTTATGAGACTATCGAAGAGGTGCAGCCGGTTATGGAGCGTATCAAACAAATGCTGATAGAAGATTCCGCCACTGGTTGCCCTGTCACTAAGGAACTGGATTTAACCAGCCTTTCCACTCTTCCGGAATCCGGCTTTTACAGGACGTTTGCAGGGTGGAGCCTGGCTTTCTCATTTAAAACAAGATGCTAATGGATGCTTTTGCGTGGTTCTGGTTAGCTGTTATAATATGTATTATTACAATAGGTGTAAATGGTACATTATGTACCTATTGGAGATATAAATATACCTCTAACAAGAAAAATGAAACTGTTAAGGATGAACCCGGGGAAAGGCACATTATTACCGGATTTTCAAAAAATGAATAACTGAATGGCCGAGAATTTTAAAACGGATTTCTTTACCGACCGGATCGGGCGTGGAATACAGGACATATTTCAAGCCCAACTGGATATCGCTACCAAACGGATTTACCAGAAAGGCCGTGAGCGTAGGAAAGTACAGGGAACCGGGGAGATCATACAAGGGCGATCCGGTGCATTAATGGCCGCACTACAGAACCCGAATTATTCGGTCATTCCGGACGGCGAAGGAGTAATCGCACATTCTAACCTTCCATTATATACCCGCTTCCTGGATATGAAGAAACACGGTAATTACCAGATTTATAACCGGCAGATATACGGGATTCTATATCATGACACACTCGGGAAGATTAAATATGAATATCAGGATTATGTAAGGGAAAGGGTAAAGGAAATGTTTGTCAGTTCGCTAAAGTAAGTGTGTTGTTATCTTCCAAAGTTCATTCTTTATATTACGATGTTAAAATATAGCAAATTCGCAATAAATGTATTTGTATTATTTGCATGGTTATTGCAAATTTGCTATATTTGCACTGTATTTAAAAGTTCTTTTATTTTATGAAGTACAATCAACTTTACGCCGAATTAAAGGCGGCAGGTTGTTACGTTGTGAGACATGGCGGAGAACACGATGTTTGGTTCAGTCCCAAGACTGGCAAAAAGTTTTCGATACCCCGTCACGGGTCTAAAGAGGTTTCTCTTCACATAGAACGTAACGCAAGAAAAGTGCTGGGGATTTAATCCCCGCACTTCTTTACTTCATAATTTAAGACTTTTAGGTGCGATAGTGGCAGGTAATATTGCCTGCCACATTTAAAAATAAATAGTATGAAAGTGAATGTTTTGTTTGAACGTGCGAAAGACGGTTATTATTCCTGTTTTATGGAAGAAGAGTTACCGGATTTTGGATTGGCCGGCTACGGAGATACAGCGGAAGCGGCTAAGGCTGATTTTCTGAAATCATACGAGGAAATAAAAGAGATGTTAGCGGAAGAAGGCAAGGAGGTTCCAGTATTGGAATTTTCTTATAAATATGATCTACAATCATTCTTTAATTATTTTTCATTTCTCAATATTTCAAAGATAGCAGAGGTTGCTGGTATAAATCCGTCTCTTATGCGTCAGTATGCGTCCGGAGTGGCGAATGTCGGTGAAAAACAGTATGATAAAATAAGGATAGCAATAAAGAAAATAGGAAATGAATTAGTTTCCGCTCAATTTTGATAATACAACCTGTTATAAGGTTTCTATTATACTTCATAAAAAAGAACTTAATACACCCGATGTATTATTTCGTGAGAAATGATATATCAATTAAGCCCGGCCCAATTCGGGCGGGCTTATTTCCAATTATTTATTACTTGTATCTTATAGTAATTATATGACATATGAAGATATTTTATTTCTGATCGGCTTTTTCCTGGTAATAGCTTTTTTCGTAGGATGTAAGCATAAACCGGCTACTTTATCCGGGTGGCTTGCTTTTGCCTTTCTTTCCTTTATCGTGACGCCTCTTATATCAGTACCTTTAACTTGGTACGTTTGCCGGATGTTTGATCGGGCAACAATTAAGGATAAAGGATATTTTGATCCTTCGGATTTTACATTTAAGAGATAAAATACTTTCTTCTTAGTATAATAAGCCTGTAGAATGGTTCTACGGGCTTTTTTTATGTCCTTTTCCGCCACTTTACACCAGGATAATTTTGCCTTATAAAATTTACTCTTATGGCAAAATTAAAACCTGACTATATCGAATGGGTGTTAACCCTGAACGCCTCCGATGCGCAGAAGGAAATACATAATCTTTCGGAGAAGAACAAAGAACTTCGGGACAGCAATAAGGACCTTAAAAAGAAAATGACCGAACTTATTGCTACCGGTAAGGCTGGCGGTAAACAGTGGAAGAATCTTACGGATAGATTAAATGCCAATAATAAGGCTATATCCGAGAATAACAAGAAGATTGCCGAATGTGAGAAACGGCTGGATAAAACCACCATGAGTGCCAACCAGCTGGCAAGGAAGGCAAACGCCTTGCGGAAAGAACTTCGCGATACGGTGAAGTCTTTGCAGCCGGAAAAATATGCCGCCCTGGAGAAGGAACTGAAAGAAGTTGAGAAAGCATACGGGCAGGCCACGAAAAAGGCGGAAGGTTTCGGCGGCTCCCTTCTTTCCCTGAATAAGATAAAAACGGTTCTGGCTGGTGTGTTTGTCACTATCGGCGCAATGATAACCGGGCAGATTGTCGGCGGGCTAAGGGATGCGATCAGTACTATTATAGAGTTCGAGAAGAAAAACAGTACTTTGGCCGCTATCCTGGGAACTACGAAAAAGAGTATTAAAGATTTAACGGATGAAGCACGCCGGCTGGGTGCTACTACTTCTTATACGGCCGCACAGGTAACGGCACTTCAGATAGAGCTTGCCAAGCTGGGATTTTTCAAAGAGGATATTAAAGCGATGACGCCTTCCGTACTGAAATTCGCCAAGGCGGTGGACACGGATCTTGCCTCGGCTGCTACGCTTGCCGGTGCAACATTGCGTATTTTCAACCTTGATGCGGAAGATACGGAACGGGCACTTTCTACCATGGCAATAGGTACAACGTCTTCGGCCTTGAATTTTGAATATCTGAATAGTGCAATGTCTACCGTCGGCCCGGTTGCTAATTCTTTCGGATTCACAATCGAGGAAACGACCGCCCTTTTGGGAGCTTTGGCAAACAGCGGTTTCGATGCTTCATCGGCAGCGACGGCAACACGTAATATTTTGCTTAACCTGGCTGACAGTAGCGGCAAACTCGCGCTTGCTCTTGGCGGTCCGGTTAATAACCTGGATGATCTGATAAAGGGACTTAAAAAACTGAACAGTGAAGGAATAGACTTGAACAAGGCCCTTGAACTGACCGATAAACGTTCCGTTGCAGCGTTTAACACTTTCCTTAACGGTACCGATACCGTGCTGGCACTTTGCGACGCGGTGACAGGTGCAGAAGATGCCTTTAATGCTATGTCCGAAGAAATGGGTGATAACGTTCAAGGTGCATTAAACCGGCTAAGTTCAACTATCGAAGGGGTAGTTTTACGTTTCTATGAATCAAAGGGTATTCTCCGGGATTTAATAGACCTTGTTACGCTTATGGTGGAAGGTGTGGGAGGTATGATTGACATGTTTAATAAATGGGGTGTTGTCACTTATACCGTTACCGCTTATTTGGTTTCTTACTATGGAGGACTGAAAATCGCTACCATGTGGCACGCCCGTTTTAAAACGGCGACCCTTGCTTCGGTCGTTGCAGAGAAAGCGCACGCCGTACAGCTTTATATCAGCCGGGCGGCTACTCTGACTTATGCGGCAGCCCAGGCACTATTACACAAGAATACTACCAGATGTACCGCTGCACTCCGGTTAATGAGGATCGAACTTTTGAAGAATCCATATACGGCCCTGCTCGCGTTACTCGTGGCAGCCGGTGTTGCTATCTACCAGCTTGCAAAGAAGACGGAACAGGCTTCGGCGGCGATGAAGGCCCACCAGGAAGTCGTAAAGAAAGTGAATGAAGAATATGCCAGCCAGGAAGCAAAAATAAAAACTCTTGTAGCTGCTATTAATGACGAGAACCTTTCCAACTACACCCGTAAACAAAGGCTTGCGGAATTAAAAGAACTGATACCGGATTATAATGCGGAATTGAATGAAGAAGGCAGGCTCATAAACAACAACAAGGAGGCCATAGATCAATATTTAGTTTCCTTGGAAAAACAAATCAAGTTGAAAGCTTACCAGGAGGAACTGGAAGAATTGTACAAGAAAAAAAGGAATCTTGAAAGCCAGGAATCAGAGCAAAGCGACGCTTACTGGGACACCCGCCAGCAAAATACATTGTCAGGATATAACCGGAACAGTCTTACCGCTAAAATAAGCCGTTTATTTGGTACAGAAAAAGAGACTAACCAGTTGAAAGCTCTACAAACAACACAGAAGGATTTGGCCGGTATAGAATCAGCAATCGCCCAGATCAATAATGATATCTTAAGAACAGAGGCGACGGCCACTTCATTAACCGGAACCAATAAAGAAAATATAAATACTGAAACATCCCTTATAAAGAAACTGGAGGCCGAAAAGAAAAAGGTTCAGGAACAGTGGACGGAAGACAGCGAAGCGAATATCGCCAAGAAAAACAAGGAAATAGAACGTATCGACACCGAAATAAAACGTTTAAACGAACTGGGGAAGGTCAAAAAGAAAGCGGCAGCCGGGGAGTATAAAAATACAGAAACGGACGCTACATTAAAACCTCTGGAGATCGAGCATGAAAAACGTATGCTTCTAATCAAAGAGAACCGGGAAAAGGAAAATAAGACGGAAGCCCAATACATTCTCGAAGGAACAGCGGAAAACCTTCGCTATTACCGGGAACGTATCGACGCACTCCAGAAGCTGGAAGCAAAAACACCGGCCCAGAAGAAGAAGTTACTCGATGAAATCCACAAGCTCGAAACAGAAGCACAGACGGCCATTTTTACGGAAACCGGCAAGCAGGAGGACGCCCGTATAAAACTGGTACAGGAGAAACGGGACGAACGGTTAAAGATTGAAACCGCCTATTACAACGTCCAGAAGGACACCATGGAAAAAGCAGTATTAAACCGGAGTATCACGCAGGAAGCCGCCGACGCCTATATGTTGAAAGTTGAAGCGGAGCACGCCGCAGAACTCCTGGAGATAAACCGTACTTACCTGGATGATGTAAACGCTCTGGAGATCACCAGTAAACAAAAACGTATAGATACTGTTACGGAAGCGGCCGACGCCGTGCGTGAAACCGAGATGCAGCTACTACGTGACCAGGCGGCCATTGCTCAAAAAGTACGTGAAATAACTTCCGTTCCGATAGGAATAACCGGTATGCAGGAGGCATACCGGAAGCAGGTTCAGGATGTAGAAACTACTTATAATGCCATAATTGAGATAGCGAGACAGGCGGGGATTTCTACCGTTGGTTTGGAGAAACAGAAACAGCAGGAAATTAGCCAGCTTGAATTTGATTATCAGAATAGTTTATATCAGATTCAATCCCAGATCGGCGTATCATGGGCACAGGAATACCAGAATGAACTGGCCCTGTTAAAGAATCTGCACGATCAGGAATTAATAGACGAAAAGACATACCAGCGTAAAAAGCTGCAAATGCAGATGAATAACGCTAAAAAATACTTTGACTATTATTCCGGCCTTTCCTCTTCCATGGTGGAAGCTATTCAACAGGCCGAAATCGACCAAGTGGAGGCAAAATACGATGTTCTCATACAGGAAGCCGAGAACAACGGGGAAGATACTGCCGCCCTGGAAGAAGAGAAGGAAAATAAGAAACTGGAAATTCAAAAGAAGTATGCGGATGTAAACTTTGCTATCAAGTGTTCCCAGATCATAGCAGATACGGCCGTTTCGATTATGAAGGCGTACGCGGACCTCGGGCCGATCGCTGGAACCGTTGCTGCAGTAATGCTTGCGGCTACCGGTGTGGCCCAGCTTGCATCGGCCAAAGCAGAACGGGACAGAATTAAAAACATGTCCCTGAAAAACACTACCGGCAGCAAGACCGCCACGGCTGAACGTGTTGTTTCCGGTTCTTCCGGTGGTGGATATTCGGAAGGTGGTTACACTGGTCCCGGTGGGCGTTATGAAGTGGCCGGCGTTGTTCATAAGGGAGAATATGTGGTACCACAGCCGGAAATGAATAATCCTAAAGTAATCGACGCTGTTAGCACTATCGAAGCGATCAGGCGGCAGCGTACCAATGCGAACCCGTTGCCACAGAATCCGGGTGAATATGCGGAAGGCGGTTACGTTACCTCTTATGCAGGGGATTCTTCCTACCGGGAGTTCTTGGAAGCGGCAAAGGAGCTGCGCGCCTCCTGTGAGGCTATCAAATTGATAAAGGCCTATATCGTTTATCAGGATTTGGAGAAGGCCAAAGAAACTATAGATAACGCCCGCGACACCTTTACACGCGGAAAATAAGTAATCATTATGCTAAAGATTAAGACGAACAAAGGTTATCTGGATTTAGGGGGTAACTTTACCGTACAGATTGATGAAAAATCCCCTGTCATGAACGACCGGGGATCGCAAACCGTACCGGTTACGGTTCCATGTACCGGCAACAATGCTAAAATAACCGGTTTTGCTCACCGTCTCGACATGGGTATAAAGCCGATGAATGAAGATCAGGCATGTACGATATTGGACGGAGCATATAAACGTACCGGGAAGATAAATATTGTTTCCGCCGGTAAAAAAGAAGGTATTACCCTTAATATCGGCTTTGACAATTCGGAAGCCTACAGCGCATGGAAAGCAAAAAAATTAAATGCTATTACATTACCAGTGAAGGAGTATAACAGCGTTAATTCTCTTTGTGTGCATTTGCAACAAGTATTGGGAGGTTATCAGGCTGATTATGCCGTATTTCAGATTATGACCGGTAACGATTCAAAAGATAACCAGTCTTACCCCAAATACCTGAATTATATCACACCTGTTTCAGAAGGAAGCAAAGTTTATCGGTTACGTTATCAAGCAAGAACAGAAACTTTTTTGGTAAATGGTACTCCGACTGCCGTAACACTTCCGGAAGGTTACGGCGTAACGGCTTTTTTATATGTATGGCGTGTGCTGGAACTTGTTTTTTCCGAATTTGGATATACCATAACCGAAAATCCTTTTAAGACGAACAAGGAACTTTCTAACCTGGTAATATTGAATAATGCTGCCGACTGTTGTGTTAAAGGAAAACTTTCTTATGCCGATTTGATGCCGGATTGCACAGTAGAGGATTTTTTAAACGCCTTGCATGTGCGTTTCGGACTGGTTTATAATGTTTCTTCCGATACGAAAACAGCCACGTTAAGACT